ATCGATGATGGCGTGGTTGATAAAGGTGAGTGGGACAGTCTGAACGAAATCGCCTACCAGTTCCGGGTAACGCTTATGACGTTTCTGAACCTGATTTCACGAGTCTATTGCCTTCCAGAAAAGAGTGACGCCCGCGAGTGTGCAGCTCCGGGCGCCTTGGCGAACAACTCTTCGAGTATGGAGAAATAATCCGCATGAGCAATTTAATCGTAAATCCTCACTTACCGCAACTACGAATGATCCCGGTGCCGGGTCTTCCGCTGTTTCGGTATGAATGCAAAGTATCAAATCGCTGGGTGTCATGTAACCACAGCCAGGCTGCCGTAATTGTGGGGGTCTACTATCGGAGGGCAAAACGCCTGTGCGCGAACTTAACCGAAGGTTCAAAGATCACCGCGGAGTGCCAGTCCGTGTTATCCGCTGGGAGCCAGAAACACAGCGCGTTATCTACCTGCGAGATGGCTATCCACACGAATGCTTCAGCCCACTTGAGCATTTCAGACAAAAGTTCAGGGAGATAACGGACGATCATGAGCACTAAATTAACCGGCTACGTATGGGATGGTTGCGCATCGTCGGGCATGAAGTTGTCTAGTGTTGCGATCATGGCTCGTCTTGCTGACTTCAGCAGCGATGAAGGTGTGTGCTGGCCGTCAATTGAAACTATCGCTCGCCAGCTTGGCGCGGGCCCGAGCACTATCAGAACGGCAATCGCTAAGCTTGAAAAAGATGGCTGGCTCACGCGTACACAGCGCCGTAATGGTAACCGTAATGCTTCGAACGTGTACCGCCTGAATGTGGCGAAACTTCAGGCTGCCGCATTTTCTCAACTGTCAGATTCTGACACATCAAAATCTGACGCATCAAAATTTGACACCTCAAAAACTGACCCGTCGAAATCCGGCAAAAACGGCGGTTTTGACCCGTCAGAATCTGGCGGGGATCCGTCAGTAAAATCAAAACAAGATCCACAAGTAACTTCAAAACCCTCTTGTCCGGTTGCGGCGCAACCCGACCCTGAGGTTGTGATTACTGATCAGGCCAGACAGGTTTTGTCTTACCTGAACCAGACAACTGGTTCACGCTACCAGGTATGCAGCACGTCGCTGGAGAACATTCGCGCCCGTCTGCGGGAACAGTTCACTGTTGATGATCTGTGCCTTGTGGTGGATTACAAAAACGCTGATTGGCGTGATAGCGAGCAGGCTCAATACCTCCGCCCGGCAACTCTGTTTATTCCAAAAAACTTCCCCGGTTACCTGCAAAGCGCGACCAAATGGTCTGCCGCTGGGCGACCTGAACGCGTTAACGGTAAATGGGCGACTAACTCAGCCAGCCGCGCAAACTTCCAGAGTGTTGATTACTCACTGCCAGAAAATTCGGGGTTCCGTTCATGATGACCAATAAATATTGCCAGGCGCTGGCGGCACTGCGTAGCAAACCAGCTCACGAATTGAAAGAAGTTGGCGATCAGTGGCGGACACCGGATCTGCTTTTTTGGGGGATCAACGCGCTATTTGGTCCATTAGTTCTGGATTTGTTTGCTGACGACGACAACGCGAAATGCCCGGCATGGTACACCGCCGAAGATAACGCGCTGACGCAGGACTGGTCTGAACGTCTGGCTGAACTGGGTGGCGCTGGCTATGGCAACCCACCGTATAGCCGTTCGCAGTACCACGAGAAGCAGGCGATCACCGGCATGACGCACATCATGAACTACGCAGCAGCCCAGCGCGAGAAGGGCGGCCGCTATGTATTCCTGATAAAAGCCGCGCCGAGTGAAACGTGGTGGCCAGAAGATGCCGATCATATTGTATTCATTCGTGGTCGTATTGGGTTCGATCTGCCTGTGTGGTTTGTACCTGCTGACGAAAAACAGAAGCCCACCAGTGCGTTTTTTGCCGGTGCCATAGCTGTATTCGATAAGTCGTGGCGTGGTGAGCGGTTCAGCTATATCAACCGCACAGAACTGGAGGCAAAAGGTCGGGCATTTATGGCGCTGGCTCAATTCGCTGTTGGCAAAGAGCCGACAATTGCAATGCGGGCAACCCAGGAGCCAGTCATACCATCGGAAACTGAGTCACGTATCTGGCCTCTCGAGGTTGGTCTGGTGTTTAACCAGGTGGAAGGCGTTGACGTATTGAGTGAGGCTCAGCAGAACAAGCTGAAAGCCAACATCAGTCAACTCTGGCTGGAACGAACGGCCACCAGCGAAATCATTACTGCAGCTTCTGAACTTGTTCGCAATATGCGGGGAGAGGCCGCGTGAAACTGGTCCTGCCTTTTCCTCCGAGCGTAAACGCTTACTGGCGCGCCCCTAACAAAGGGCCGCTGGCCGGTCGTCACCTCATTAGCGCTAATGGTCGTAAATACCAGAGCGCTGCCTGCGTGGCGATCATTGAGCAATTACGACGTCTCCCGAAGCCATCGACTGAACTGGCAGCGGTAGAAATCACTCTGTACCCGCCGGATGCGCGCCGCCGGGATATCGATAATTACAACAAAGCCCTGTTTGACGCGCTGACGCATGCGGGTGTCTGGGAAGACGACAGCCAGATTAAGCGCATGCTGGTGGAATGGGGGCCGATAGTACCGAAGGGAAAAGTTGAGATAACCATAACGGCATATAAAAAAGAGGTGGTTATATGTCCAGCTGTGGGTTGAATATTGGTCGATATGGCAGTAATGTCGGAAAGTGCAAGCGAAACGGGCGTGCAGGCCCTTCGCAACAATCAGAGTATGGAGATAATATGAGCAATCATCATGTTATGGGCGCTGCTACGCCCAAAAATAGCACTTCATCAGTAATTTCCGTTAGTCATTCGTCGGTGCCGGTGATCACTTATCGCAATCAACGTGTAGTGACAACGGATTCCCTTGCTGCCGGTTACGGCACAACACCAGTAAGAATTCAGCAAAACTTCGCTCGAAATGAGCAGCGATTTATCGAGGGTAAACACTTCTTCAAAATCACTGGTGATGAGCTGAAATCGTTCCGACTATCATTTAGCGATGTGGTTAATAAACACACTACCTCGCTAATCCTGTGGACTGAGCGCGGCGCCTCCCGCCACGCAAAAATGCTTGAAACCGAATTAGCCTGGGACTTCTTTGAACAGCTTGAAGATCATTACTTCAATCTTCGTGAGGTCCACGGTGTCATGCTGCCGAATATGTCTGATCCAATAACCCTGGCGCGTGCGTGGGCGGATGCCATGGAGGCAAAGCAGCAAGCTGAGGCGCTTACCCACCAGCAAGCCGAATATATCGAGCATCTCGAGAGCCTCTTCACTGATGGGCTTTCCCCGGTACAGTTCTGCAAACGTCTGAATGGCGTTAATACCTCAAAAATTAGCGCATGGCTTGTTTCGATGAACTGGCTATATGACGACAATCCGGAAGGACGCAGCGCACAATGGCGTGTCCGGTCATACGCGCGTGACAAATACCTCACTGAGAAAAGCAGCAAAGTCTCTCCAAATTCAGCAGTCAGCTTTACCACCTATCAGCCGGTTCTGCTTCGGGAAGGGGCCACCTGGATCTACAAAAACTATCTGAAAGGGAAGCTTCCGATGAAGGTGACCTGGAACGGGAGCTTCACCCACGATAAAGAACTGGCTGGTGGCGACAATTGAGGGCATTACTCACACCTGAAATAGCCCCTCGTATGGGGGTAGTGTTGTTTCGTCCAGGTGCGGAACTGATGCACCTCTTCATGCGTGGTCGCGTTCTGCTTGAGCCTGAACCAGAAGAAATGGCGTCATTCAGTACCGGGGCTGTTCCGGCAGTCATTCAGCCGCTGGCTGATGATCCGGTAATGCGGCAGGTCTTCGGGAATGAGCGGGTTATACAGCGTGCCGGTGGTCTTCCTTCCCTTGAGCAGTGGCTGAGTTCTCGGTTTGAATGCCAGTGGCCCCATTCATCGTGGCATGACAAGAACTTCACAACAATGCGGCACGAGCCTGGAAGCATTCGCCTGTGCTGGCATTGCGATCACATCCTGTCCGGGCAGCATACCGATCAGCTTGCAGATATAGCGGCAGGAAACCTGGTATCCTGGATTCTGGAAGTCATTCGTCGCGATTCTGGTTTTCCCGAGTCGCATATCCTGACGTTACCGGAACTGTGCTGGTGGATGGTCAGGAATGACCTGGCTGATGTTATACCGGAAAGCGTCGCGCATAAGGGGTTACGGCTTCCGGATGAGAAGGTCCGCTCAGTCATGAGGGAAAGCGACATTGTGCCTTCAGTGTCTGCAACCAGCATCGTGCAGGATAAGGCAAAGAAGATCCTCACGCTCTCTGTTGATCCGGAGTCGCCAGAGTCTTTCATGCTCAGGCCAAAGCGACGCCGCTGGGTAAATGAGACGTACACCCGCTGGGTTAAAACACAACCCTGTGAGTGTTGCCGGCGTCCAGCAGATGATCCGCACCATATCGTAGGGCACGGTATGGGGGGTACAGCAACAAAAGCCCATGACCTCTTCGTGATCCCTCTGTGCAGAGAGTGCCACGACGAGTTACACGCCGATGTACCAGCATTCGAGCAGAAGCATGGTACGCAGCTTGAGCTGCTACTGCGTTTTATGGATCGGGCGCTGGCGATCGGCGTAATTGCGAAAGCTTAAGTGTATGGAGCGCAAAGAAGCATGAATCAACAAGACCTGAATTTTGTAAGAATAGAATTGCGCCGCGCGCTACCTGACCTCTCTGGGGGAACAAAAGGGCAGCTTGAGGCTTTCAGTGAACACCCACCAGCAGACAAAAATGCCACCCCGCGCCGTGGAATTCATCTCGTCGAACTCGAAGGAGAGAAGGGGCCACGCTTTGTTAACTCGCTTTCCGCGCCACTGTATGTACTGGAAACACGCAGCCGCCGCAGGCCAATGCCGCCGATAAAAGATGCGGAATTTGAGTCCGCGCCGTGGCGTAGGGCAGTGTCCGCGCTTAGTGGATACCAGCAGGCCTGGTTGCGGTACTGCTACGGTTTTGACCTTAGCTATAAGCACCAGGTGATGA